TTACTGCTGAAACTGCATCCGAAACACCTCCGGGTAAACTAGTACCGATACTAGGTTTTTTAATAACACCGCCTGATGTATCTGCTGCCGGTTCTGGTGTTGCTTCTGCTGGCTGTGTAGATGGTGTTTCTCTAACATCTCTTTTTGTATTTTTCTTAAATGTGTCAGGAGTTTTTGCTGGGGTTGCTTGTACTTCCTCTTCTTCTTTACTGTCTGTTTTTTCTGGAGTAAAAGATGAAGGATCTAAATTCTCGTGTCCTGCCCAAGGTTCGTGTTGCGGAACTCTTGTAGGAATATTTGCTTCCGTTGCAGCGGTTGCTGTTGCGGCAGCTGGACCATTCATATGAATATTTGCAGCAGTTTCTACGTGGTCTCCTGTTGCACTAATATTGCTCGATCCACCTACTGTAATTTTACCGTCAGTGCCTGCTTTAATTTCCCAATTTGTTGCAGCAGTTTCATAGATACTTTTACCTGCGTTAGCGTGTATATCTGCTGTTGCATTAGCAAAAATACTGTTGCCGGCAGTTGTATGAATGTCTCTGCCTGCTTCAAAATTAATATCTCTGTCTGCTTTAAAGTTTAAATCGTTTTCTGTATGTACGCTAATACTATCCTGTGCGTAAATATCAATCTTACCATTACTTGTTAATTCAATCCAAGTTGTGCCTTTTGAATTAGCAATGTAAATTAAATCTTCTGTGTTGTGCAGAAGTATTTGGTGCCCTGTACGAGTTCTTAAACGCACAAGTTCATTATGCGGTAATGTAGGATCGCCGCCTTTATCACCGGCTTCTACATTTATGTAAACTGGTGGACCTTCGCTTGCTGGCGTTTCACGAATAAGTGTTGCATCGCCGTCATCAAATACTAAACTGCTACCACCTAATCTATTTTGTGGGACAGGAGCCTGTGCAAAATTTTCACCATAATTAACTCTTGGTGCGCCAGGACGTTTATCCTGCGGTCCTGGACTACTAAATCCTGTAACTGCACTAGGAAGTTCACGCCTAGAACTTGTTGTTGTAGTTCCGCGGATTTCGTCTTCAATTAATCCTTGTGCTGTTAACGCATCTACAGCATCTTGATTTGTAGGTTTGATAAATTGTGTACTGTCTCTGCCTTTACCATCTTCTACTTTTTTGTTATATTCAACAACAGGTAGTTTTTTAGCTTTGTCGCTATCGTTAAATGTTGTTGACACCCACGGATCAGGAGTCATAATATTTGTATGATCTTCAGGTATACAACCAATCCAATAACCGTCTCCACCTTCTGCAAAAATTACAAGTACTTTTGAATTAATATCCGGCGGTACTCCCCACCATCCATAACTACGTTGACTGTTGGCTGCACCTTCGTTTTTGCTAGTTCCTTCAAGAGATGTAACTCCGGCAAACGGACTAAGATATTTTACTGGCAATAATTGCCCTGGAGCATTTGTAGATTGTCCTGCGTTACTTGAAGTTAAAATTTCAACTTCTAAATTACCCATATATGTACTGTCTAAATGATTTCTAACAATAGCCACAACAGCCTGCGACGGGAACTGTTCTTTAGTTCCTGAATTAGAAGTACGTTCTACTTGACTTTTATTAACCTTACCTACCATTATGTTCCTATATCCTGTCTACCTACGCCTGTTCCACCAATGGGCGGAGCTGGTGTATTTGATACTGTTACCGTTGGCGTTTGTAATGCTGAAGATAATGAATCACTTGCTTGTGCTGCGGCAATCGTCGGTGCTGATAATGCCGACGATAATGCATTTTGTGCATCAGTAATACCAGACTCTAATGCAGCAACGCCGTTGGCTAATGCTCCACCTACTGGAGTAGCTGATAATGCTGCACTTAATTCATTAATTGCACCTTGTATGTCATCTTGGATACCGCTAAATGCTGCCGCTGGCGCACTTGCTAACGGAGAAATAATTGCGTCTATACCTTTTTCAATAACTGATTCAATTGCAATATCAAGAGGCACAATTCCTGTATCTTCAGGTTGATTGCGTCTTCGAATAGTTTTAAGTTTTTGAGAAAAAGTATTATTACTCCAAGAGTTAGTAACTTCTGTTACTTGATACAATCCACTAAATGCACCTACTGCTTTAGAACCGCCTGCAGGAAATTTCATAAATCCTGGATCTCTTGTGTCAACAGGAGTTCTAAAGTTTACAATAATATCTACTTCGCTAGATTGGTAATCCATAGTTCCGTCTGATGTAATGTTAATTCCTCCGGTTCCTCTAGCACCATAATTGCCCATACCACTATCAGCAATATAGTAAGGATCGCCCCAAATTTCAAACTCAATGGTTACTAAGTCTACTTCACTATTTACAATAGCATCGTTAAATGATCTAGCTATCTGATTCTCTGGATGTGCTTGGACACCAGATCCGCTTTCGCCAGTGTTAGTTTTTGGCACAGCCTTTGCTGTTGATAAACCTGCACTTGATGAGTTTTTGCCGTCACCATCGCCAACACCGTGTACTGGTGATTCTAGAGCCGCTGTTAATGAATTAGAGCCTTGTGTTTTTTGTGTTTTTCCTAATTGCCCCATATCACCTGATAATGCTTGGAAAAATGCAACATTAATATCAATATCAAAATTAATAATATCGTCGTTTTGTCCTGTGTACATATAATCGTATTGTTTAACTGCTTGTTTTCTTAAGTTTACATACCCTGGAGGCGCAACTGAAGGCGATGTAATTTTTCCAACGTGTACTTTATAAGGTATAACTTTATATACATATACTTTTGCGCCTTCACCGGTTTGTGCTACGTTGTCATTTCCGTCAATTAAAAATACATCTGTTTCTATTCTAAACCAAGTTTTCATACCATTTGTATCTGGCTGTTCTGTTACAAATGTTCTTGCATATTCTGAAAGCAATATTACTTCTTCAATTACACTTTGTATTTTTGTTCCTGAAGCAAAATTAATTCTTCTACCTTCGTCACTTACTTTAATATTACCTCGCTGAAAAACGCCTGGTGCTTTTTCTTTATCTTCAGTAAATGCAGGTTTTCCAAAATATTGTTTTCCTTCATCAAGGAAACTTTTTGCAATTTTACTTTTACCTATACTATTAATATTTTCTTCTTTTTCAGCGGCTTCTCTAATTGACTCGCCAATTTGACTACGTTTAACAACAATACCTAAGATTTTACTTATTTCAGCATCAAAATCTGCAGGCACTTCTCCGCCTTCGATGCCTGATAATTGTTCAAATAGTTCTTGTTTCTTATCGTCACTTGGTGTAGCACCAGCTTCTCCAGCACCACTTTGTGTAGTTGCGCCGGCAGTACTTTCTGTTTTGCCAACTCCAGATGCGCCTGCACTAGAAATTTCATTAGGAAACATAACAATATATTCGTCTGCAACTTTTTTGTTTCCTGCTTTTACTTGTTCTTGCTCTCTAGTATTTAAAATAGTTGATAAACTTTCAGGTCCTGTTTGTAGGAAGTCTACAATAGTAGCACCCTTAATGTCAACTGCAACTTGTGTTTGTTGTATTTCGTCTGATAGTGCTATTTCGTGATATGGAATTGCTGTAACTTCATAGTTACTTCCGCCTTCGTTAACATCAAATGTTACATTTGATAATTTTAATGGAAACATTCTTTTAGATCTTGAATCTTTAAAAGATCTTCCATTGTCATCATAGCCAATAAAATCTACTTGTAGTAAAAATACAGCATCTAAATAGTTAGTGTAACCTGCTTGGGCCGCTGCAATATGTAAAGTTTGTAGGAATAACCCCATACTATAGGGTTCCATTACTCTAAATGTTATATTTGTTGCGTTAGTTTGTTTTGTTCTACTAGTTGGTGAAACTAAACATTTTATTTCAACATCATCAATAAAATATTCACCTGTAATTCCTGCTGCTTTTTCTAATTGTGTTCTTACTTGTCTATTGCCGCTACCGCCTGACTCTAAAATTATAACGTCAGGGCCGTTTCTTCTATATGTTGTATCAGGACTATTAAATGAAGATTTAGAAATTGCTCCAAATGTAAAAATATTATTGTAACTTGCAAATTTAGTTAACGGATTTTTTTGCGGGCCTGAAGGAGCTCCTCCAAAAATTCCACTAATTAATCCACCGAACGCACCGCCAATAGCATTACCAATTGCTTCTGCTGGATTATTAAGAGCTGCACTTAAATCATTAACTGCACCGCTTACATCTGCAACAGGACCTGCAAGAGCTGCGCCTAACGGATCTAGTGAAATGTTAGGTGAAGTAACAAGAGGCTTGTTAAGTGCATTTGATAGATCGTTACCAAACTGTTCAGAATCGGAATTAGAGTCAATCCCCTTTTGTGCAAGTCTAGCTGGTAGATTTTGTGGTTCTGGCAAACTAACCTCCTAGCTTTGCTGTAATATTTCTTTCTTTAGGCAAATAAATTTGTGTGCCTGCTGTAAAATCGTAAACTGGGTCTTTAAGAATATTCATATTCCGTTGTGCAAATACCCACCAATACCGACGATCGCCATATAAGTCATATGCTAATAGGTCTGGTCTATATGTGTATTGCGGTTCAATAGTATAAACAATATCGTCATTCTCAGAAGGAACAGGACGTATATTTAAAATACCTAAAAATTGTCCGTTAACTTCTTTAGTGTCTTTGTAAGGACTTTTGTCATCATAATAAGCCATTATAAATATCCATCCCCGCCAAGAATATATCCGCCGCTAACAAATTTATCTAAACTAAACTTATTAACTTTGTCTCTGCTGTACTGTGGCATTAGTGCTACAGATATTTCACTTCTAGTTGGTGCATAAGATCCATTAAATCCAACACCTGCAGGAATATAATCAACTTCTGATGGTAATGTTACGTTAAAGTTTTGTATTACTACCGGAACATTATTAAAAACATAATCTCCATATCCATTTAATTTAACAACAGGGGGTGGTGATCCTTTGTTAGCACTATCTCCGTATGCCATCTTAGTAACACTCTTTAAAAAGTGTACCGCTGCAATCCAATACTCTGCTTCTTTTGAATTTTCAACTGTAAATTCACCTGTAATAGTAAACTGATCCACTTGTGAACTAGTGTAAATGTGAAACGGATAATTACTATGTGTAGGCTGTAGTGCATTATAATTTGCACTATGTGTAATAAATACTTGCGGAGTATACGGAAACACCATAGCACTTTGAGTTTCTTTCAAAGGTGCTAAAATAGTACTACTAGAAAATGCACCCCCAGGAGGAAGCGATATTCTAACACGCCAATCAGCATTTGTACCAGTGTCCCACGAACCAGCAGTGAATGATCCATCATTATTTGGGTTAGCGCCGGGTAATAAATTAAATGTTCTTAAAACACGCCCAAAGTTTGTATCTGACACTTCATCAATGATTGCGTCTTTTGCCCTGTTAGCTATATTGTTGCCAAGGTTTTTTAAAAAACTCATATTGCTCTCCTATATACATTATTTAGTTGACTTTATTAACAGAGTATATTATAATAAGTAAATTAACCAGGAGATCCAATGAGAAAAGTGAACTACCTCAACAATAAAGACTTATTGTTGGAGATACATAAATCTAAATCAACATTTTCGAGCTTTGTTGACGAAAGTTACAATCAATTCGATATTATTCTACCAAGTGTAGACAAAATTAACATTAGAACTATTGCAGAGGCAAAACGCAACAAAGTAAAACGTCTTTCAAGCAATGCTTATGCTGAAAGAAAAGCCGCAGGCGAAAAAGTTAAACAAGCAGATTGCGAAGTAGACTATAAATCAATTACTAAAGAAGAATTAATTTTCCGTGTAATGACGTATGACCATATTCCGGAAGAGCCTGGACGTAAAAAGAACCCTAAAACAATTGCAGACACTAAAGTAAAGCTAAATTTTCCACCCTTTGTACACTATAAGTTTGATGAACACGGAGAATTGCAGTTAGTAGGTAAGAGTCACTGGGAAGGTGGTATGGAAAACGGTAATTTTGCACTAAGAGCAGGAAAGGCTACAGAAAAACTTGCCCGTATGTGGATGAAACTATGCGAACGTTACGCTACAAGAGGTAATGTACGTGGGTATACATACAATGACGAAATGCGCGGTCAAGCAATCTTACAGTTAGCACAAATTGGTCTACAGTTTGATGAATCAAAGTCAAACAATCCGTTTGCTTACTATACTGCCGCTGTAACTAATAGCTTTGTACGCATTATCAACATAGAAAAACGTAATCAAAACATTAGAGACGATATTTTAGAGATGAATGACCTTACTCCTAGTTATACCAGACAGTCACAAGGCGAATGGGAAGCTGCTTTAAAAAGAGAACAATCCAAAAACGGTTGACTTTACTTCACAAAGACGTTATTATATTAATGATATGAATGGAGAACCCTATTGTTTAAGAAAGCAGCTGTCTTTACCGACATCCACTTTGGATTAAAAGGTAATAGTAAAGTACATAACCAAGACTGTGAAGATTTTATAGATTGGTACATAGAACAAGCGCAAGCTGCCGGTTGTGAAACTGGTATTTTTTGCGGTGACTGGCATCATAATAGAAATTCGCTCAATCTTACTACTATGGATGCAACAATTCGTAGTATGGAAAAACTAGGCAAAGCATTTGATCAGTTTTTCTTCTTTGATGGTAACCACGATTTGTATTATAAAGACAAACGTGACGTTAACAGTACAGCATTTGCAAAGCACATTCCAGGTATTACGTTTGTAGACGAAATTACTACAATTGAAGACGTAACTATTGTACCTTGGCTTGTAGGTGACGAATGGAAGAAGCTACGTAATCTAAAAAGCAAGTATGTGTTTGGACACTTCGAGTTGCCCAGCTTCTATATGAACGCTATGGTGCAAATGCCTGATCACGGAGAGCTTAGAGCAGAAGACTTCCAGCATCAGTCGTATGTTTTTAGTGGACACTTCCACAAACGCCAGCAACAAGGTGTTGTACATTACTTAGGTAATGCATTTCCTCATAACTATGCTGATGCGTGGGACGATGATCGTGGTATGATGATACTTGATCGAGAAAATAATAAAGAACCTGAATATCTTAATTGGGATAATTGTCCTAAGTATCGAACAATTAAACTTAGCAGACTAATAGACGAAGCTGATACGTTTATTAAACCTAATATGTATTTGCGTGTTAACTTAGACTTACCTATTAGCTATGAAGAAGCAAGTTTTATTAAAGAAACATTCATTAATCAGTACAAGTGTCGTGAAATTAGTTTGATTCCTCAGAAATCACTAGAAGAAATTAGTACACAATTAGATATCCAACAATTTGAAAGTGTCGATCAAATTGTTGCTGGTGAAATTGCCGCAATCGACTCAGACAACTTCAACAAGAAGACGCTAATGGACATTTATAACGAACTATGATACAAATTAAAGATCTAACCGTAAAAAACTTTATGAGTGTGGGCAATCAGACTCAAGCTGTTGACTTTAACAGAGAAAATCTTACACTTGTACTGGGTGAAAACTTAGATCAAGGCGGAGATGACAGTGGTTCACGTAATGGTACAGGTAAAACTACTATCATTAATGCACTTAGCTACGCATTATACGGAAAAGCCCTTACAAACATTAGAGCTAACAACTTAATTAATAAAACAAACTCAAAAGGTATGCTTGTTACGCTACACTTTGAAAAGAACAATGTTGATTATCGTGTTGAACGCGGCCGTGGGCCTAATCTATTAAAGTTTTTTGTAGATAATCAAGAACAAGAAATGACAGACGAGTCACAAGGTGACAGTCGTAAGACACAAGAGTTTATTAACAACTTATTAGATATGTCGCACGATATGTTTAAGCATATTGTTGCATTAAACACATATACTGAGCCCTTTTTAAGTATGCGGCAGAATGATCAACGTGCTATTATTGAACAATTGCTAGGTATTACTATTCTAAGTGAAAAAGCCGACACATTAAAGGATCAAGTTAAGCAAACTAAAGATTCTATTACAGAAGAAACTCTTAAAATTGAAGCAATACAAACTGCAAACAGTAAAATTGAGAGTACTATTACTAGTTTGCAAGGTACACAACGTGCTTGGCTTGCTAAGAAGGTACAAGACACTGATAAGCTAGATAAAGCAATTGATGAACTAGAACATTTAGATATTGAGGCAGAACTTTCTTCACACGAGAAGTTACAAAAGTGGAATGAGCATAATAATGCTATTTTAGCCTTTAAAAAGGAGTTAAGTACACTTGAACCTGCGTTAGTTCGTGCAGATAAGTCTGTTAAAAAGTTAAACAAAGATATTTTAGAGTTAGAAGACGCTACGTGTTACACTTGTGGTCAAGAACTCCACGCAGATAAAAAATTAGAGATATCTGAGCGCAAAAATAAAGAACTTGAAGATGCATTAGCATATCAAACCGAAATTACTGACAAAGTACAAGCTGTTATGGAAAGTCTTGACGGTATTGGTGACATTAATGGTAAACCTACTGTGTTTTATGAAACTGCAAAAGAAGCATACGAACATAGACAGAATGTTGATAGTTTAAAGCAAGCACTTGCTAACAAACAGAACGAAGTTGACCCGTATCAGTCACAAATTGACGAATTAAACAATAGTGCAATACAAGAAATTAGTTGGACCGCTGTTAACGAGCTTACTGACTACAAAGAACATCAAGATTTCTTGTTAAAACTGTTAACTAACAAAGATAGCTTCATTCGTAAGAAGATTATTGATCAAAACTTAGCATACTTAAACAATAGACTTACATATTACTTAGATAAACTAGGATTACCGCATAGTGTTATATT